CGCCGTCCAGCTTCTCCTGGATCTTCAGGAGCTCGGCGCGCTTCTCCTTCGGGAGGCGCAGGGGGTTGAGCAGTCGGACGACGAAGCCGTCGCCGAGCTCGATGTCAGTGGACCCGTACTTCGCTTCAGCGGCGGCACGGATGGAGTCGAGGGAGAAGTTGGCCATGGGGTTGCGGACCTCCAAGAAGTAGGGGAGAGGAGAGCGCGGACCGTCGTGAGAAGAGCCCCGAAGGGCCCCCGGTGTGCGAGGAGGTCCGCACCACTTGCACACCGGGGGAGATCAGATGAGCCCTGATCAGGCAGCCGGGCCGGAGACCCAGGAGTCGCCATCCCAGCTCGCCGTGGAGGCGTCGCCGAGGACGACGTTCTGGCCCGTGGTCCAGGCCGAGGTCGGCGTAGCGATGACGGAAGCCAGCGCAGCCAGGTTGGCCGGAACGGTCGAGCCCTCCGGGGTGAAGGAGCCAGGCGTACCAGCGGTCGCACCGGTTGCGACACTTGCACCAAGCGGCGTGATCGCGTAGGTGTAGGTGTTCGAGCCGAAGGCCATCGGCTTCACGCCGATCGGCAGGCCGGCCAGCGACTCGGTGTCACCGAAGGACACGTCGTCAGCGCGGTAGATCTCGGCCTTGGGGGCGTAGAACGCGAAGTGGTTCTCGCCGTCCACGAACACCGCGAGGAACGCGGAGACCGTGGGGGTCGGCTCGGTCGGAACACCGACAGTGCCGTTCGGCAGGACCGGGGCGTTGGAGCCGTAGTACAGCTTCAGGCCGGGGACGTCGAACTGCTGGAGGGTGAAGGTCATCGTCTCGGTACGAGCCGAGTACTTGGTGCGCAGGCTCTTGTTCTGGAGCGTGCCGATGACCGTGGCCTCGCCGCCCTCGGAGGCGATCGAGAAGATGTCCTCCAGCGAGGTGTGACCGACGATCGACCAGGGAGAGGTCGGGACGAGCAGGTCTTCGGGGAGGTCGGTTCCGACCGGCGCCGTCAGGTAGTTGCCGGAGCCGATGACGAGGGTGGCGTTGTCGTTCAGTGCCACGAAGTGTTCTCCTTACGGGATGGGGTACGGGCGGTTGCGCGGCTTGCGGATCTCGATGTCGTAGGTCGCTTCGTAGCGCCAGACACCAGTGGGAAGGTCCGCGTACTGGACCGGGCCGGTCGACGTCGCCCAGTCGGTAACCCGACGAGGAGCAGACGCGAGGTCGACCCGAGTGATGTGGCCGCGCGAGGGCACGACCTTCTGTGAGAGCCAGGCGTCGCGGATGACCACGCGCACGGCCTCGGAGAGGATCGCGGCGTCTTCGTCGCCATCGGGGTCTTGACAGAAGACGTGCACCGCGACGCGGGCTGCGTCGAGGAATCGGGTGTCGCCCTGCCAGTTCCCGAAGGACGGGTCACGGCGAACGAGTACGAGGGGGAACGTCTGATCCTTGGCGATCAGGGACTTGACCTGGATGCCAGGCAGTCCGTCGCGCAGGATCGCGAGCATCAGGTCTTCGACCGGGGAGAGCTCGGCGAGCGCCTTGATCTCCGGAGGGAGACCGGCCATCAGCCTCTACCTCCTCCGCGCTTCTTGCGCGCCTTGATCTTGACCTTGCGCTTCTTGGGGCTGGTCTTCGGACCTTGCTTCTTCGGGAGGTGCGAAGCCTCTTCGAGGATGTGCAGGCCCTGCATCGCGCCGACCGTGTACTCGTCGATGACCTTTCCTTGGTCGTCGACCACTTCCACGTCGTAGGCGTTGCGGCCGAACTCGATCGACAGGGCCGAGTTCGAGTTGGTCTTGGCGTTGGTTCCGTTGGCGTCGGCGAGAACGACGTAGGCGTCGATGTCACCCTTGGCGATCTCGATCTGAGCGACGCCCTCGACCTTGTGCTGGATCAGGAGCTCTTCAGCCCTGACCCCGATCTCGAACGCGCGCTGGTCGACTTCCGCCTGCACCTCGGGGAGGGAGGCGATGATCTCCGCCATGTTCTTGCCGTTGAGGCCCTTGTAGATGTAGGCCATCAGCTCGGCCTCTCGCGGACGTCGATCGACCAGTGCCGAGTCCTGCGCTCGCCGTGGTGGTAGGCCGGCGGGGTCACGATGTCCCAGACCTTGCCCAGCATCTCGACCCGCGACCAGAGCTCAACCCCTTCGAGGTTGGCGTCCACGATCATGCGGGTGATGTTGATCTGCTGCTGACCGGGAACCTCTGCTCGGGCCGAACGCTGCGGGATCAGTGCGCACCGGACCTGGTGTGGGCCGTCCGCGTCGGCGACGAGGATCTCGTTGCCGCGGTTGTCGGTGTGGTAGCGGCTCTTCCAGATCGTCGCCGGAACTCCCCGCCTACGCTGCATCGAGCTCACCAGGGTTCCTCCTCATCCCGGTACAGCGGGAAGGGGGACTGGTCGGTGGGGACGTAGCTGGCACGGTGCCGGTAGCGCCGGATGTCGGAGCCCCAGGCGCTCACGCCGACCGACACGAGGCCGGGCCGCTTGCCGCCGATCTCCGCGAGGAGCTTCTGCTCGTCAGCGGTGAAGTAGACCGTGCCTGCGTTCTCGCCCTGGCTGTCGTTCCAGCCCAGGGTCTCGTCTCCCGCTCGGGACTGGGTGTAGCCCTGGGGGTTGTCCATGAACCGCTTGCACGCCTTCAGGACCAGGGTCCGTACGAGGCGAGGGGCGGAGGCTGCGTCCGGCCAGTCACGGCCTACGTAGTAGACCGCGAGGTCGGAGGCGTCCTCCAGGGCTGAGGTCGCGATGCGCTCCTCGTCAGCGTCGAGCGTCCAGTCGAGGCGAGCCTTCAGCTCATCGAGTGTGGCGAAGTTCGCCAAGATGGTTCTCCTTCACTCACGGGGAGGGGCGGGATGCGCAACTTGCACACCCCGCCCCACTCAGCCGATGGATCAGACGCCAGCGCCGTCAGCGGTACCGGCGACACCGGTGATCGCAGCGAGCTCGACCTGCGCGGCGTCGGGGCCGTCCGGGTCGGGCAGCACGTCAGCGGTCGCGTCCAGGTCCAGCTTGATCGCGCGGACGAAGTGCTCGTACTGCGAGACGAACGCCTGGTTGGTGCCGGAGTCCACACCCAGGAGCTCGTCCTTGACGGAGCGGAAGCCCTTGTAGGTGTTGACCACCGAGCGGTCGGTCAGGTAGTTCGCGTCGTAGTCCTGGATCCAGCGCAGGGCCACACCGTTGTGAGCGGCAGAGCCACCGGTCACCGAGGACGGGACGGACGGGGCGCCGGTCGCGAAGATGAACGCGGAGCGGTGCATCGCGAACGCGGCGTCGGAGGGAACCTCCTGCGAGACGATGATGTCGAAGCCGAAGCGCCGACCGATGCTCGCCTCACGCAGAGCGGAGACCGCCTCCTGCTCGCCGACGTTACCGGCGAGGTTGAGCTTGTCGTCCGTCAGGAGCGCGAGCTCCCAGCCGGAACCGACCAGAAGGACACGGCCCTCCAGCGGGACGCGGAACTTGTTCAGCACGTCACGCGCACGGATCAGGGTGGCCCGCAGGTCACGGCCGGACAGGGCGCCGGCCAGGGTGACGGAGTAGTTCTCGTCGACCAGGGCGTCGACAGCCTGGCGCTCCAGGCCGCGACCGATCGCCTCGGTCTGCTTGGCCATGAGCTTGGCCCAGCCCGCGAGGTCGAAGTCGCGCTGCTCGTCGGTCAGCTTGACGGCCGAGTAGATGTCGCCACCGAAGGTGACAGCGACCGTCTTCTCGGAGTACTCGTCGAAGGTGATCGGAGCGGACCGCGCGTTGCGGAAGCCGTACGACCGGAAGGGCAGGACGCCCTCGACCTTGACGTTGATGGTGTCGTTCTTGGCGCCCTTGAACTGGTCGATGCCCTCGCGCTGGAAGAGCGCGGGGACGACGAGGGCCTGCTCCAGAGCGACCGCCGCGGTTGCGGCGATCTTCTCGGGCTTGACGACGATGTGTTCAGCCACGGGTTACTTACTCCGTTCGGTAGGGGAGGATCGGCGTGCGCAACTTGCACACTTGCCAGAAGGGGTGGTCAGTAGCGACGGCTACGGCGAGCGGCCTGGGCCGCCTTGACCGGGTCGAACTCGTCCGCGTCCTCTTCGGGGTCAAGACCCCCGGACAGGGACTGGGGCTGCGCGGGCGCGACGAGCTTCTGGAGCTCCTTCGCGTCGGCCTCCAGCTCCTCCTCGGTGGCGCCGGTAAGGCGCTTGGCGAGGACGGGCGGGAGCTCGTACTTCGCAGCCACGTTGTTGAGCAGGATGCTCCGCTCCAGCGTTTCGATCTGGCCCTTGAGCTCGGCGGTCGCCGCCTCGAACTCCTCGACGGTCTTGGCCGAGCTGAGCTTGGCCTCCGTCTCGCGGAGCTTGGTGCGGTAGTTGGCCGCCTCGGCGTTGGCGTCGGTCAGCTTCTTGCGAAGCACGTCGGACGGAACGCTCTCCTCGGTGGGCTTCTCCTCGGTCGAGGGGGTCTCGTCGTCCTTGGGGGTCTCGCCCTCCGGGGGCGTCTCGACGGTCTCTTCCGTGGTGGTCTCTTCGGTGCTGGGGGTTTCCTGCTCGGGCACTGTCACGCCTCCTGGACGCTCGATGTGGATCGCCGAGCCTCCTGGGCTGCGGCCTGCTGTTCTTGCCGGATGAACCGGCGCCAGGCGGACACAGCCGCCTTGCCGGAGAGGCCGCGCGTGACCTTGGGCCACAGCTCCTCGTACCGGCGATTCAGCTCGTACGTAGCCGAGCCGTTGTACTGCTCACGCGTGAACACAGGCTCCGCGTAGCAGTGGCAGTTGTCGTGATACTTGTCGCCGTCCGCGAACTCAGCCGAGCTCTGCGAGCGGTAGACAGGACCGCGAGAGATGAGCATCGCGCACCACCCGCAAGGGGTTCCGGTGCGCGAGAGTCTGATGTAGCCGATGGCTCGCTTGTCACGCTGCATGTGGTTCCAGACCGTCGAGCGTCCGCCGTTCATGGCGACACGCTCAGCGGCTGCGGCCTGGCGGGCGCCGGCCTCCCTGCGGGCTTCCTCGCGCAGCTTGTCGACATCGTCAGCGCTCCTGGCGCCGTCGATCGCGTCGACCTTCTTCTGGAGGTTGTTGGACCCAAGGGCTTCCAGCACGGTGCGGAGCTCCTGCTCCGCCTCCCGCTCGATCCGTTCCTCGGCATCCCGAAGGCTCGCGATCTCCTCGACCAGGATGCGGTCGAGGTCGTCTTCGCGAGCCTGGTCGGGATCGACCGTGGCCCCCTCGTCAGCTTCCCCAGCTTGGCCGGTCGCGGCCGACGAGGAGGAGTCCGAGGTGCTGGCCGGTGTGTCACTTGCGCGCCCCTCCTGGGGGCTCTCAGTGCTTCCGGTCAGCTCGGCGAACTCGCGCCGAAGTACGTCGATGGTGATGTACGTCGGCTCGGGGTGGTACGGATCTGCGACCGTGCTACCGGTCCGCAAGGCGCGAGCCAGGCGGTAGTAAGCACGGGCAAGGTCGCGGCTCTGGCGCCTACGCCCCATCACCAGCGTGATGGCCCGCCTCAACCAAGAGGCGGTGGTGGACGCCCGGCTTGTGGCCGGGACGTCCTCCCACAACGCAAGCGCCTCCTTGACGGTGCCTGCCCCGATCTGGGTCAGCGCCGTCTGGAACGCGATGGCAGCGCGATCAGCCTCAGCCTGTCGGGCTGGGCTTGTCACGCGGCGACCACCTCACTGTCGGGCGAGGCGGTGATGCCCGTGTCGGGCGTCGCTCGGGTGAGGGCTGAAGCGAGCTGGCCGACGGAGTCGTCGTCCTCGGCCATCTGCTCCCAGTCCTCGTACTCGGTCTGGGTTACGCCGGGCACCCGCTTCCACAGGCCACGCTTCGGGATGCCGAGCTGGTCGGCGAGCTTGCCGAGAGCGTCAGCAGCCTGAGCCAGCGAGCGGGACTCCATGTCGCGCCACTGGACCTCGCCGGAGAAGTCGTCCGTCGCAGCCGTGTTGCCTTCGAGCTCGGCCGCCACGCGGAAGACGCGCTCCCAGGCTTCTCCGAAGATGGACTGGAACTCTGCGATCTTCCGGCTCAGTGCGGTCTCCGCGGCAAGTAGGGCTTCGGCGGACAGGTTGGCGATCTGGCCGAGCAGGTGGTGCGGCGGAGTCTGCGAGATCGCGGCGAGGTGCCGGATGCTCATGTCCACCGAGTCGATCAGCGAGCCGATCGGACCCGCAGGCAGCGAACCGAATTTGACGTCGGGGTCCTCTGCGAAGAGGAAGCGCCGGGCGTTGTGGTTGATCGCGGCCGGGATCGGGTTGCCCGCAGCGTCGAGCTTTGGCCGGCTGTCCACAGCCAGCGCGGGATCGGTGGTGACCTGGCCGTTCTCGTCCAGCATCTCCATCTGGAGAGGCGGCGCCATGCCGGTCGCGTACCGCACCTCGTGCGAGGTGTACGTCTGCGAGACGAGCAGGTCGAAGATGGTCTGGTTGATGCGGTTCTGGAGCGCGATCATCGGCTCGACCACGCCGACCGTGCGGCCTTCGAGGTCGACGGACGCAGCGAAGCGGGTGACCGGGCACTCGGTAGCGCCGTGCAGCTTGCCGCCTCCGACGCGGATCGAGTCAGCGTCGCCCTTCGCCTTGAAGGTGACCGCATACTCGCGCTTGCCGTCGAAGAGGCGGGCCTTGCCGAGGGCGTCACCCTTGGGCCAGGAGGTCACCGTCATCGCGGCGTACGGCGTCTCGTCGTTCGCGGGGTCCTCGAACAGGGCGGCCGTCCGCTTGGCGGACAGGCCCTTCGACATCACGCCCCGCTTGGTCTTCTCCGTCAGTACGAAGGAGTGACCGAAGCCGAGCGCCCCACGGTAGACCGCGGCCTGGCGGGCATCCATGCGTGAACGCTGCCAGTGCTCCCACTGGGGGGTCGTCGAGGACGAAGCCTGCGGGAGGCCCGAGGCCGTGGTGCCCGGCCGGAAGCCGTCCACGTACAGGGCCTGGGCCGGCGTCCCGATCAGGAGTGGCATCCAGTTGGACACCGCCCGCTTCGCGAGCAGCTTGTACTCGTCGTCCGCCTGGGGCGGCATGTACGGGTCGTCGTGCTTGCCGTGGATGTAGCGGTCGATCCGCTCCAGCCGGTGCTCGTCACGATCGAGGATGGCGAGGAGTTCTTTCGCCAGCGATGCTGGGCTGGTGTCAGCCATGCCTCACCACCTTTCTGGTCACACTTGCACAGGGTCAGATGAAGTAGCCACGGCCCGTACGCTTGCGGACCTTCTTGCCGCGCGTGCGCAGCTCGTACAGCGCCTCGTGCGCCAGCATCAAAGCGGCGTAGGCGTCGATCTTGCGGGGACTGTCCTTGCTCTCCTTGCCGAAGGAGATGCCGTAGTTGTTCGTCCGGCGCCGAGCGTTGAGCACGTGGCGGCGGAGAGTCAGGTCACCGTCATGGGCCAGCTTGGCGTCGAAGATGGAACGCATCAGGCGCTCGTGCGCCAGCGTCACCGTCTTCTGCGAACCACGCATGTCCCAGCCGATCGCGTCCTTACCGGAAGGCGAGGACACCGAAAGGCCGGCTCCGTACGTCTCGGACCAGTCGGCGATGTACGACTCCCACAGCGCGACGTCGGCGAAGAACGCCTTCACGTCGAAGAGGCGGAACGCCTCATGCACCTCGGAGTCGACGTCCGAGCGAGGGACTGTCCAGTCCTCGCCCTTCGGTCCGTCCGGCTTCTCCCAGACACCGAGCACGAAGGCGCACATGTCCCGAACGCGCAGCGCGATCAGCGCTGTTGCGTCCGAGCTCTTGCCACCGTCGAACCCGAGGACGATCTCGTCGCCAGGCTTCAGCACCTTGGCCTCGTCGATCAGGGGATCCCACTCGGCCGGCCCGTAAATCGCGTCCTCTTCGGCCACGATTTGGTTGAGCCACATACGGCGAGAGCGGGACGGAGCGATCGTCGCGTCCATTACGGACTGGATGATCGAGTCGACGTTCAGCCAGACCGCGTCACCCCGGATCTTCGGGATGACGATGCGCAGCGCAAGCGCCGTCAGCGGGGTCTTGGCGTGAGCCTCGATCGAGTCGTACATGAACCCGATGTCGGCCATGCGGCCTTCGAGGATCTTGTTGAACGACTCGCGCATCCGCTCGGCGACAGAGTCTTCGCCGGGCAGGTAAGCGTTGGTGATCGCCAGGTAACGGCTGTCCTGCTTGGTCGCGTTACCGTCGATCGTCTCGTACATCTTGTGGCCGTTGTTCCCGCTCACCCAGTGATGGGTCTCGTTGAGCA